TTCCGGTACGTTGATCGTAAGTGTTGATGATAAAGGGCTTCGCTACGACATCGCGGCACCTGATACCCAGACCATTCGTGATCTGGTGCTGGCGCCGATGATGCGCGGCGACATCACCCAGTCGTCCTTCGCATTCCGGATCGCCCATGATGGCGAACACTGGTACCAGGACGATGAGGGGATCGTCATTCGAGAAATTAACCGCTTTTCCCGACTTTTTGATGTTAGTCCGGTGACCTATCCGGCCTATCAGGACGCCGATTCCGGCGTTCGTTCCATGAAAGCCTGGCAGGAGGCGCGCGACAGCGGCGCGCTGGCGCAAGCCATTAACCAACGAACGGCACGCGAGCGCATGCTGACTCTTCTTAACGCGTAAGGAAAAACCATGAAATTGCATGAAATGAAGCAAAAACGTAACACCATTGCCCGTGAGATGCGTGCTCTGCATGAGGGTATCCCTGAAAACACCACCTGGACGGAAGAACAGCGCACCCAGTGGAATAAAGCAAAACACGAGCTGGATGCGCTCGACGAACAAATCGGCCGCGAAGAAGAGTTGCGCCGTCACGATCAGAGCTACGTTGATGAGCAGGAGCCGGAACAGCGTCAGCGCCAGATTAATCCGGAGAAGCAGGCAGATGAGCGCCGCGCCGCGGCATTTGATCGCCTTCTGCGTCACGGCTTCGGTGAGCTGACTGCCGAAGAGCGCCAGGCCGTTAAAGAGCTTCGCGCACAGGGCACCACCCCTGACGATAAGGGCGGCTATACCGTACCTACCCAGATGCGTAATACCATCATCGATGCCATGAAAGCTTACGGCGGGATCGCGAGCGTTGCGCAGATTCTCAATACCTCGAACGGTCAGGATATTACCTGGTCCACTTCCGATGGTACGACAGAAGAAGGGGAACTGCTGGCAGAAAATGCCGCGGCAACCGAAGGCGATGTGACTTTTGGCACCGCAATTCTGGGCGCTAAAAAGCTGTCCTCTAAAATTATTCGTGTATCGAACGAGCTGCTGCAGGACAGTGGTGTGGATATCGAAGCTTATCTCGCGGCCCGTATTGCTCAACGCATTGGACGCGGTGAGGCTAAATACCTTGTGCAAGGTACCGGGGCTGGAACACCTCAGCAACCAAAAGGCCTGGTCGCTTCCGTTACCGGCACAGTTAGCACTGGTAATGCAACAGCCTTTGCATGGCAGGAAATGAATAGCCTGAAGCATGCCTTGGATCCTGCCTACCGCGGTGGCCCAAAATTCCGCTGGGCTTTCAATGACACAACCCTTCAGTATATTGAAGAGATGGTTGACGATCAGAAGCGTCCGCTGTGGCTACCAGATGTTGTTGGGGGCTCACCTGCTACGGTGTTGGGTATTCCATACGTGATTGACCAGGCGATCGACTCCATTGCGGCCAATAAAAAATTCATTTTCCTGGGGGACTTTAACCGTTTCATTCTGCGTCGCGTTGCTTACATGACGCTAAAACGTCTGGTTGAGCGCTACGCTGAATACGATCAGACCGCGTTCCTGGCCTTCCATCGCTTCGACTGTGTACTGGAAGACACCGCAGCCATTAAAGCGCTGGTGGGCAAAGCGCCTTAATAGCGACTACTGGAAACCTATACCGCGTAAGCGGTTTTTTTATGCCCGCAATCTGGTGATTGCGGGCTGGAGAATGGCTATGGCACTAACAATTGACGAGTGCAAAGTGCAATGCCGTATTGATGGCGACGATCCGGGAGATGCTCAGCTTCTGGATCTCTACATTGGTGCCGCGCGACGAAAGGCCGAGAGCTACACCAATCGCAAGCTCTATGATAATTCTCTGCCGGCCGACGACCTGGATGGGCTGGTCATTGAAAATGACGTCAAACTTGCGTTGATGCTGCTGGTGGGACACTGGTACGAAAACAGGGAGCCGGTGAACGTCGGCAATATCGTATCGACGTTGCCCTTTGGTTTTGAATCCCTTCTTGAACCTTACAGGTTTATTGCACTGTAGGAGGTAATATGCAGGCAGGCAGGCTTCGGCACCGCATCACCATTCAGAATTATATAACCACCCGATCCCCCTCCGGGCAGCCCGTCGAGCAATGGTCTGATGGTGAAACGGTATGGGGTGAAGTTCTTGCGGTCAGCGGCCGCGAACAGCTTTCATCCGGTGCGGAATCGCCCGAGGCAACCGTCAGGGTATGGATGCGTTTTCGCAAAGATGTCTCCGCCGCTTCGCGCCTGAAGGTATTGACCGGGCCGCTTACTGGCGCGTTGCTAAACGTCGTTGGCCAGCCTAACCCGGACAGGAAAGGGGCTCGCCTGGAGATTTTGTGCAAGCGAGGTACTGAAAAGTGATCGACTTGAATCTGGATTTCTCAGGGCTGGATGATATTGCCCGCGACCTTACCCGGCTGAGCAAAGCTGAGAACAACAAAGTGCTTCGTGATGCCACTCGGGCTGGCGCTGGCATATTGCGTGAGGAAGTTATTGACCGGGCGCCGGTGGATACCGGAAAGCTACGCCGAAATGTAGTGGTAATTACGCAGCGCGGTCGGAATGGGGAAATCACTTCTGGCGTTCATATCAGAGGTGTAAACCCACGAACGGGTGGTAGTGATAACGCAATGAAGGCATCCAATCCGCGCAACGCTTTTTACTGGCGGTTTGTTGAACTTGGCACGTCCAAACTGGCGGCGCACCCGTTCGTCAGGCCTGCTTACGATGCCCGGGAGGATGAAGCATACGCAGCTGCTGTACAGCGTATGAATCAGGCGATCGATAAGGTGCTGAGCAAATGACTGAAGCTGATATTTATCTGCCGCTCTCGGGCCTGGCTGGCGGACAGGTTTACCCGTACGTAGCACCTTTATCGCCGGATGGGAATGTCTCGATCTCACCTCCCTGGCTGGTCTTCTCACTGCCGCAGGAAAATTCTGCTGATGTGTTCTGTGGCGCCGCAGAGTCCATGACCACCATTCAGATCGATGTTTATGCGTTAACGGTGGACGGCGCTCGGGAACTCTGTCGCCTTGCCATTGAAGCGCTTACTCCTCTCGGCATCACCGAGATCCGTAAATATCAGGATTACGAACCGGACTCCAGGCTTTATCGCTCCACGTTTGAGGCCAGCGTAACCTGGCAATCCGACAGCCTCACAACCACCCGCTTAGGCGGGTTTCTTATTTTCAGGAGACAGCGAATGAGCGCTCAGTTTGAAAAATCGCAGGGTACGAAGATTCAGATCACTTCAGTGCCCGCAACTCCCACTACGATCGATGCTGCCGTGTTCCTCCCACTGGAATGCTCGCTAAAAGAGGCGCAGTTCACCGCGGGGCAGAAGCAGGATATTGACGTCACTACGCTTTGTTCAGATGAGCAGGAGAACATTAACGGGCTGGCGGCAGCTTCTGAAGTCTCCCTATCAGGAAACTTTAAAGAAAACCCTGGCCAAGCAGCGCTGCGTGACGCCTATGACAATGACACCGTTTATGGCTTCAAAATCATCTTTCCTTCAGGTATTGGTTTCCAGTTCTTTGCGGAGGTTCGCCAGCACACCTGGTCTACTGGTACAAACGGTGTTGTCGCCGCTACGTTCGCGCTACGCCTGAAAGGCAAGCCGACTCGTATCACGGCACCGCCGGCTGTTGCCCTGGCGTTTACTACCGATCTGCCTGCAACAAAAACCGCCGCGGTAGGCGACAACTTTTCTATTGGAGTAGTGGTTA